CCGTCACGACTTGCAGCCAAAACTTGGCACCCTCGGCCTGCGCCAGCCATAGGCCCAGCACTTCCTTCTCGCCGCCCATGGTGATGCCGATGGCCAGGTACACCGCCTTGACCCGCACCGCGCCCTCGCGCACTTTGACGTGGATGCAGTCCAGATAGACGATCGGATAGACCGGATCCAGTGGCCGCGCCTGCCACGCCTTGACCTCCTCGACGACCGCATCGGTGACTGAGGAAATCAGACTCGGCGACACCTCGGTGCCGTACATCTCCTCCAGGTGCGACTGGATCTCGCGCACGGTCATGCCGCGCGCGTACAACGACAAGATCTTGTCATCGAAGCCGGCCCAGCGGGTCTGGTGCTTGGGGATCAGCTGTGGCGCGAAGCTGCCGTGGCGATCACGCGGAATCTCGATCGGCAGCTCGCCGAACTCGCCCTTGAGCGTCTTGCGGCTGCGTCCGTTGCGCGTGTTGCCGGCCGCGTTGGCGACCGGCTCATGCTTGTCATGACCGAGGTGTTCGGTCATCTCCGCGTCCAGCGCCCGCTCCACCAACCGCTTGGTCAGCTGCTTGAGCAGGCCGTTCTCGCCGATCAGATCCTCGGGTTTGGTGTAGTTGACCAACAGGCTGCTAAGCAGCTCGTCGGGTACCTCATGTGTGCGTGGGCTCATGGTGTCTCCGGGTTAGGTGGCAGTCTCCTGCCTGTGGCCCGGTTACACAAAATCTAGGACACGCCCAAAAACCGAAGGTGTGAGCGTAGTCAGCGCTACCGATGCGGGTCGACGCATCCTCTGGCCGCATTGATCAGACCATCCCTAGGGGCATACGTGAGGTCGGCACCTCCCCGAGTCGAAGCCTTACGCTACTACTACCAGCGTTCCGTCGACCACCGCTGATCTGTAGAGCTTCAGGATCTGTAGAGCTTCAGCAGGGATCGTGCGGCAGCTGCACCCAGCCGTTCGACACGCGCTTGAACCGGCGGCCTTGTAAGCAACGTTCGCCGTCGCTCAATGGTCTTGGTGGGTCATATTCTCGCGCTGTCGGCGCTACGCTAGGTGTCTGCACGTTTCGCGCTACTGCTCGCTGCATTTGCTGCGTCGCCAGTTTCGATTCTCTCTCAAGCTGTGCTAGCGCTAGGCGCGTCTCGTATCTGGTGTACAGCCCGACGACGATGCTATGCGCTAGTAGGGCGATAAAGCCGCCCACAGCAATCTGCCACCATAGGTCTGATGAGTCTGCTTCTCGATATCTGCGTTCCATGCCGCCCCCATTCTGTGAGCTGGCATTGTAGACCTGGGGTGTAGGGGCATAGCCCCTACGGATAACGCCTATCCTGCAGAGCGTCCGAAGTGGCGTTCTCGCCATTCGCCAAGATCCACAACAACAACCTTGACCATCGACTGCTGAACCGCTTTGCGTCTGGCGTTGCGCCTGCGGGCCGAATCCCGGATGTCGCTCGCATTCGCATGCCAGAGCAATCCGCGCAGTCGGCGTTCTGGTATCCGTTCGCCGCTCGGTGGAACCAGGTCGCGCCCAGCTAGGCGTTAGTCAGCCCACGGGCCTGTGAGTTCCACATGGTTGGTCTCGACGCGCCGATGCAGATCCTTTGCGCAGTTGTTTGGGCATTGCTCGCCAACGGGCCAGCATGGTGGGCGGCGGTCAATGTCGTAGGTATCGGTCATGCTGCGAGTTCCGTTTCGCGAGGGGACCGGTTAGGCAGGCAAGATTTGATCCACACCCAGATCCAGCGGAGTCGCGCCCGTGCCGCCCTCCATACCATTTCGCATAATGTATATTATGTCAAAAGCTCGCAAGCGCCGTAGGCTACTACGCAGGCTTGCTAAAGCTTCTGGTAGCGTCCGCTCTTCCGAGACGAAAGTCCCCCACGAAAGGAAGCATCGACGCATGTGTGAGTATCTGAGCGGCCGTTTCGCTGGCTGGCGTGTCGCAGGCAACTACCTTGTAAGTCCTGATGGTGACCGAATGACACCAGAACGCCTAAAGGGCCTGGTGTGGCGTGACCAAATGGAACTGCGACTTGCAGGATTTGCGACGCGGAGAAAAGCGGAAGCGGCAAAGAAGCGGTTTCGGCAGCAAACAGTCAAAGTTGTCGTGGTGAACCTGAGTAGCTGGCGCGATAGGCACTTCGGAACGATGGCAGGATGAGGGAATTCGCAGGGGCGCATGCCCCTGCACCCCTGATAGCCGAAGAACGAGCTACAGGACGTGCTGCTGAAACGCCGGCAACGCAGCCAACAGCCCGATAAGGAACAGGTGGCCAACGTAGTAGCCATAGAACGCACCACGCGTGCGAGGAACGACGAGCCCACGAGTAGTGGCCATCTCGCCCAAGGCAATGACCGGGACGGCGAGAACAGCCCACAGGCTGCCGTTGAACCAACAGAGCGCTGCGAGCGCCAGGACGACCGGCCAAGGACTACGCACCGATTTCGCATAATAGGCCCAGCCTGCTACCACCAAGGCCATGCCGGCCCATTGGTAATCGACGAACAACGGTGCTGGCGCAACACACAGCGTCAGGAGCAGCCAGCGGCCGCGCTGGATCGCCCAGACCGCAGCCGCGGCCAGAGCGAATGCGAGAAGGACGTTAACGGGCACCCAGTAGCCGAACGCCCATGCGTGGAACGGTTGTGCGAGCAACCCCCAGACGCAGAGCCTGCGCACCGACTTGGCTACATCGGCACCAGGCTGCGCCAGGTTGTAGGCCATCACCAGCGCGAACAGCGGGAACGCGATCCGCCCAAGCTCAGACAACACCGGCACGTAGCCGTCGTAGAAGACCTTCGCCACATGGTCGAATGTCATGCAGACCAGGGCGATCCATTTCAGTAATTCGCGTGCGCTACTGCTCATCACAGATCCCTCGTTGTGGGTCCGGTGTACGTGGTGATCTGAAACGCAGGGGATTCCGGAAAAGTGCCAAGCGAGCGAGTAGCCTTCTGGACGGACGATGAAACCGCCCCACTCTGCTGAGGCGCCTGAGGCTTAGGCTGTGCGGCCTCGGCGACGACTGGCGCCTGCTGGCCCTGTGACGGACTATGCGGCGGCTTGTACGGGTTGTACGGCTCGCCCCACCGTGCAATGTCGCGGCACACGTCATCGCGCATGAGGACCCGCGTGTTTTGCTCGGTGACACATCGGCAGCTGTTCTCGCTGGACATGCAATACATGTGCGGATCGGATACCACAGCACGATCCACGTAGGCAGGTGCTGACCACGGCACATCGGCAACCAAGGGAACGAGCTGACCGACGTAGTCTTCTGCACTGGTGACCTTCGGACGCGAAGCTGCACCAGCAGACGCAGTGCCCGCCAGCGACGGCCCCGAGGGGGCCGTCTTATTGGCGGGCGCAGCGTCTGCTTTCTTGGCAAACATGGTGTCTTGATACACGACGTACCACGCACCGCCAGCGAGCAACGCAGCGACAGGAAGGATCATCAATGCCTTTTTGACCAGGGCCGGCATCTGATACTTCATCGTGTGGACCTGCGCCGACTTGTAGAACTTGAAACACTCTGTTGGCTGTTTCCACACTTCGTAGTCGTACAACTTTTTGATGCGGGGCAACGGCGAGCGCACCTCTTCGATGATCTGGCTGTTGCGGAAAATGAATGTCTTCTGCTTGCCGCTCTGACGCAGCAGATGTTCGTGATAGCCGACCAGGCCGCGCAGGTAGGTGTCGAGGTAGTTGGGCTGCTGTGTGGCGAGAACGAGGCGCACACCATCGTGGCGAATCTTGGACATTGCCTTGATCGTCTCCACAGGATCACCGCCACGTCGGGCAGGGAAAAACTCTTGCGCCTCATCGACGAAAAGAATGGATTCTGGCGGAAGCTCCTGCCACTTGTGCGGGTCAGCCCATGGCGTTGTGCCAGGAACCGCAATGCCGTCGATGTTGCACACGTAGACGTGCGCACCCTTGTCCATGAGATAGCGAATTGCCTGGATGATGCGCAGACTCTTGCCGGAGCCAGGCAAACCGGTCAGCAGGGAAATAGAGGCGGTGTCGCCGATCATGTGGCTTGGTTCCTACGTTGTATGAAGATGCGCTCCGCGCCGCGAATGCCGTAAGCGCTGAGAATGATCGACACGCCAGCGTCGATACCCAATGCATGCACCCATGAGGCAATGCCCGCCGGCACAGCCGACCACGCATTTTGCGCGTATTCGATAATTGGGTTGTAGATGAAATGCTGCGCGGCGAAGCCGAGGCCGAGCGCTGACAGCAACCGGCCCAGCCAGATAGCGGCCTTGAGCTTGACCAGCTTGTGAACCGCATCGGCGGCGTTCTCGAAAAAATTGTTCGCGAAATCGCGGGCCCAATCGAACATTAGATGTTCCTCCCAACCACGAACATCGCAATCACTGTGCACATCGCGATGATGACCATCTTGACGGCAGCGATCGCGTCGAAAAATCCAGTCGGTACGGTCCAGCGTTGACCTTCGATCTCAACATCAGGCAGCAGGCCGCCCGTACCGTTACCACCGACGTTGACCAAATCTTGGCGCAACTTCAAACCGCTACCGGCAGACTCACCGGCCCAGATACCTTCAACAACGCCAGCATCATCGGCATTGGTAATGCCAGCAGCACGCACTGCCATGCCCTGCCCCAAAGCTTCCATCGCACAGCGGTGCTTCCACTGCTGCAACACTTGCGCATAGGCCTCCGCCTTGCACGACGTGCCCGCACACACTGGCACGTCTGAGTCAGCACACCCGTCACCCTTGGTTATCTCGTTACCATGCGTGTTGCACTCAATTTTCCACGTGAATTTCAGCTGCAAGCACTTCAAGGTGTCACCAACGCAGATGGGCGGCGTAGTGCAATTGCCGCTGTCTGTCGCACTGTCCTTGCTGTCATCGTCGTTCTTGCCTGTGCCGCTACTGCTTCCATTTCCCGACGAGTTGCCAGAACCGTCACCACTATTGTCGCCAGTGCCATTCTTCGCTGTACCAGAAGGCACGGTGGTGTAATTGGTGACGTTATAAGTGGTGCATGTGTTGTTGACGCACGTGGTCTGCTGATGGCCTTCCTTACGCTGCCAGTCGCCATCCGGCGGAGGAATCGGAGGAGGTGTTACCGGGTCGCCCTTAGGCGTCTTGCTCTGCGCTTCGGTGGAATCGGTTTTCTTGCCCGTCTCAGCGGGTTTCCAGCAGAACGTCTTGCCGGATGACGCAGTGGCGCAATAGTCGCCGTTCGGCTTCATGCACCCCGTCTGACCCGACCCCAATGCGGTGCATTCCGGCGCTTTTTCCTTGGTTGCGTCGTCCTTCTCGTCCTGCAACTGGCCAATGTCGTTTGTCGGCTTTGTAGGCGTACAGATCGACCCGTTGTAGGTGCGATCCTTCATGCCATACGTCTTGACACCGCCATTGTCGCCGCTGAATGAAGTTCCTTGAACCTGACATCCCGAAATACAACTGGGTGGGGGTGTGTACCAGGGTGCCGCATCCGCCAGCTTCTTTGAGTTACGAGATGCACAGGTTTCCTGCTCGTCGTAGCTGTAGTCACCGCATGTGTCGATAGACCACGGAGACGCGCCGACATAAGGAATCGCTTCATATTGGCAGGTGTATTGAAACGGCCTGATCGAAGGACACGAAGGATTACGCCGCATGTCAGGATTTTTCGCGACCATATCGCTAGCGAACTTCATGCAGAGCGAGTAGGCCTCGCCCTGGTCAACAGCCGCGTGCGCACTCCCACTGCACAATTGCAGCAGTAGGCCGAAGCAGGCCGCAACTACCACGTAGGCAATTCGGCGAACGACCGCACGTGCAAAATATCCGCCAAGCCCGCGCATCAGTTCCAGCCCGTGGCGCACACGTGTGCAGCGTGCATTAGAAAAGCCAAGACAATTAGACCTTCCATCGCGTCCTCCCCAATTGAAAAAGGGAGGGTTTCCCCTCCCCTGCTATGCCGCTGATTGGCTCACTTGCCGCCGATCAGGCCCAATGCGCGAAGCGTCCAGCGACCGAGTGCAAACGCGGCCAGGATGGTGACACCCACAGCGGTGTAGGTAACGACCTTCGCAACGATGGCGCCGCCGTCGAAATCGCCACCACCGCCACCGCCACCGGAGGCGAAGGCGAAACCGGGCATGGCCATCAACGCAGTGCTACCGACGATTGCGGCGGTCTTGGCGTTGCTGACCGCCGACTTGGCCTTGGTGACAACGGTCGAAATGTTCTTGTTCATTGATGCTATTCCTCTATGGATTTTGGGTTGAGCAGCCCTTTAATGACTGCCAGGGTCATCAGGCCGATGAAGTAAGCTCCACCCACCATCGCGGCCTGTTCAATGGTGGGTAGTGGTGTCGTCCAGTCGCTTTGGTCAATCCACGCTTGGACCTCGCATTGATGCGTTGAATCGTTGTATTGCGTGCAGGTCAGGACCTTCGCCATTGCCTAGCCTCCCTGCCCGCCTGCGTTACGCTGCCTGCCGCTGTGCAGGCTTGCCGGCCTGCGGATCGACCAGCGTCATGCGCCGCGCCAGTTCGACACCGAAACGACCCGGCACCAGATCGGTGACCAGATCCCATTCCTTCACCGTGCCGACCGGGTAGCCCTTGTCCGGACCATCGCATTCGACTTCGATCTGAATGCGCATCGCCTCAGTTTCGAGCGTGGCGCGCTGGCTGTAGATGGCTTTGGGCAAGCCCTTCGACGTGGTGACGGTGCGGGTTTCGACGGCGCTGTTGATGGTGATCTTCGGTGCGTTGCTCATGGTCTTCGTTCTCTCTGTTAGTTGGCTTGCGTCGGTTGGGTTACTGCGAAATTCGGGCGGTACTGTGGGGTCAAGCTAAGGCCCCCCCTACCCCCCCTGCGGGGGTGTCGGTGAGGCTTAGCCGTGACCGTGCGCGTAGGGTCTCCTTCTGCCGCTCGGGGCTGACTGTCACGGTGTCTGCCTACCGTCGCTTTAGGTCGCCTGCGTTCAAGGCGGGTCTCCAGGGATGGATTCCTGGCGTTGCCGTGCTGGTTGCGCGTAGGCGAACAGGCTGCGGCTTCGGTGCCTCCCAGACCGGGGGCGGTACTGCATGTCCCGGTGAGCGATCACCGGCGGTTTCGTTGACCAGGCCGTAGGGGCGCTGCCCCTACACCCCGGTCCAGTGACTCGATGCTGCCCTTGGGCGTTGTTTGCTCGAACTCGGCTTGCACCGGTCGGCGGCTGTAGTCGATTGGTGGTGGAATCCAGGCACCGAAGTTCTTGGAAACATCCACCACTCCCCCTTTCGTTACGTACTTCGACACGTAGCCGGTAATATCGAGCTGGCTGCGTGGTGCCTCTATGCGATTGCGTCCGAATTCCTTGAACCAAAACTCATGCCACTGGTAACGACTGATTTTTCGATTCAAATCATCGTCAGGTGCAGCTGTAACGGCGTGGAAGTGCAACCGCCCGTCTTTGTGGAACTCTTGCCCGCGTGCCCACTGGATGCCCCCGTGTGGACGCTTATGCCATTGCGATCCGTAGATGGATTTGTTGATACAACTTGCGAAATAGCGGAACGCTTTATCAGCCTTTTCCGGGTGGACACCACCGGTACGTCCGGCTTGTTCAACTCGAAATGTGAGCGTCCAGAATTGCTGCCACGGAATCCGCTGTAGGAGCTCCGCATAGCCACCTGCTTCGAGATCAGCACGCCGCAATCGGTGCAGACCGTCAACTTCGCATCCCACGCGTTCAACGTCTGAAACTGCGCTCCCCCGCACTGATAGCAGGGACTGTTCGGGTAATGGGCTAGCCTGGACGGCTGCGTCTTCATGGCTCATCGCCCTGCCCCGAGCCTACCCACCTGATGCGTTCCTCTATCAGTCGGTCTAGCTCGGCGCGTTCGTCGTCGGTTTCGGCTATCTTTTTCAGCTCGATCAGCTGCCAGAATCTCAAATCGCCCGGATTCATAAGAGCGCCTCCATGGCGTCTTCCTGCGTCGTCTCTCTCCAACCGTCAGCCGGCGCGGATATCACGGTGTCCAGCGATCCATCAGAATTGACGGTATACAAATGCACACGGCCGCCAGTCGCTTCACGTAGTGCCTTGCATTCAGCAAGGTGTTCCGTTGCAATCGCCTTTATTTCGCGCCAGAACTTTAAAGGCGGCGTGCGGCGAGACGGGAATAAATCGCGTTGAATAAGCTTTGATTCAACGTAGTCGAGCGCAATGCGTGCGCCGCGTTCGGTGTCGGTTGGCCGGGCCATCAGAACTCCCCCGGCGAAACAAATTGGAGGAAATAACCCAGCAATCCGACGCCAGTTACCAGAAGAAACACGGCTGCCACGGAAGCCCACGGCGATGCGAGATAGTGATAGGCAATGATCAACGCGGAGACCACAGCGGCAAACGCCCAGCAACCCGCGACGAACTTAAAGAAGTCTTTCATGGTGTTGTCCCCTGCCCGGTGCCCGGTAGAACCCGCCCAACCGGCACCGGGCGGGGCCGGGGGCGGACTGTCGCTATTTAGCGACAACTCTAAATGTACGCTTATTGGCGACAACTGTCTACCAAAAGGCACCAACAAATGTACATAAAAGCACTCGTCGGGCTTGCCGTTCAGCGTCTAGACAGGAAGAGTGTGCGTGCGCTTGCCGAGCGTATAGGCGTAACGCATAGCGTGCTTTACGAGTGGCGCGACGGGAAAAAACCTGTCCCCGACGAACGCATACAGCAGATAGCAAAGATCGCAGGGCAAGACCCCGGAGAATGGCTATTACTGATTCATTCTGAACAAGACCAGGGCGACCTGGGGAGAGTGTGGGCGAAGCTCTATAAGCGCCTGGGGATAACAGCAGCAGGAATATTATGCGCAATTGGGCTAACTGTTAACCCATTGATTGCGAAAGCAAAGGCGGCAGAAACGAAATCGGAAACGCGCGTAGTCTGTATATTATGTCTGGAACAGTTCTGTGGCTTCATAGTCGAGCCGCCTCCAACGCGGCCTTGAGTGTTACCGGTGGCTGCTGCCATCGGCAAGAATTGCCCATACGGGCATGACGAAACGGGTCAGCAGCCAGGTAGCCGCCCGGCCTGACCCGCACTCTTGCGCGGTTCCAACCGCTGATGAAGAAACGGCGCATCCATGCGCCATAACCGCAGGGGCAAGGCCCCTGCACCCGGTATGCAGCGAGACGATGCACACCGAGAACCAGGCCCACAGGATGACGTCGCTACGAGTCACGAGTGAGACCCGATGGACGACAGGCCGCCACCGCCCGCAGCACCGCTCGCGCCAGGTGCAGGCGCCGGCGGCGTGGTCCGGTCAGCGTATGCACGATGCCCGGAACTGGGCGTGTCCTAGATTTTGTGTAACCGGGCCACAGGCAGGAGACTGCCACCTAACCCGGAGACACCATGAGCCCACGCACACATGAGGTACCCGACGAGCTGCTTAGCAGCCTGTTGGTCAACTACA